CATGTTGCCACCTACGTAGTGTAGCAACGTCATAGCCGAGGTATAGCGCCATTCCTTCGACGGTAGGAATTTTTTCATTATCTATTGTGAAAGAGAAGTACTCGATCAGTCTATCTGAGAGTTCTTGGTCTGTTACAGCTCTTGTTTCGGGGGTGATACTATGTGCGAAAGCGTCTACAAGTGGGTATCCTATTCTTTGTATCACGTGTCCTTTTTGGTCTTCTCTTTTGCTTGGGAAGTTATGTGTACCGCCTCTACCTCTTTTCGGTTTTGCATTATGTTTATTTTTCAGTTTAGAAATGTCTTTGAGGTTGATGCTGCTTGTATTTAGTTTCTTAGATTTATGTTTTTCACACTGGTCTTGTTTGTCATCTTCTAGTGTATCTGTTTCTTCTAGTTTTAGTTTATCCTTATCTTCTTCCACTGTAGCTTCTTACTCTCCTTCATGTTCTATGCTCTGGTTTAGGCTGATTACCTCTGGTTGACCCCCCTCTTTACTCTCAACCCCCCCTCCCCCCTTCTCTCATTCTCCCCCCTTACCATATCACATGTGAAATAATAATTGCAAGTATGATTTATTTTACCTAGAAAATTGCTTAAATTTTCTATGCACTAAGCGTGTGTTTAGTGGCTAAACATTAGCCAAGATTGATAGTTTTTGTTCCTGCTGCTTTGATCGTTTTGAAGCTGAGTGAAACACCTGAAAATATTCTTAGAAAATGGAAAAAGCCCCTGGGGGAGAGTGGGGGCTTTTTCCGTCTGTAAGGAGAACATCAAAATGTCCTTTATCGGACTAACTACATCTTACCACAAGTCAAGCGCTTTTGTTAAGCCAAAAGAAAAAGGGCCTCTGCAAAGACCCTTTTCCTCGTAGGAGAACAACATGTTTTTGTCACTTAAAAGGCTAATCAGTGCTGTTATCTGAGCCTCTATTCTAGTATATCACACGCAAGATAAAGAATGCAAGTTATAATGGGGCGATTTTACCATTGAGTATTGACAATTAAAACCTATTAGTGTTACACTTTAAGGAGAAAGGGGTGATATATCATATGAATAATGTAACAAGAGTAATCTCAAGAGGCTTGAGGCGGGCTAGATTAGCAAGGAATGTATCTCAGCAACAGGTAGCTGAAATGTTAGGAACTGGCGCCACTCAGATTTCCCGGTATGAGAGGGGCGAACAAGACCCTACTGCTACGAGGCTAGTAGAGCTGGCCATCTTGTACGGGATAAGCTTAGACGACCTAGTTGACCTAGGCAGATGGGATGATGAGGAATAGTAATTATGGGCGAGGAGAAAGAGGTCAGGAAAAGTGAAGCTGAAGAGGCAATCGAGAATTATTTTTATAAGCGTCTAGCCGCCGCTGTGGTGTTGGAGGCAGTCAAGGAATATAAGTGGCTACTTCAGTGGTGGCTAGACCACCCGAAATACCGTCAACGACCGGGATCACAAAGAGAGAAAAGAATGTTGGAAGACTTCTTCTACTCAGAGTGGGGCTTGCTTTTAAGCGGCATCCACGGGGATAAGATGATCCGCTTTATCTCTAAACGTGTAAGGGAAGACAAACTAGACAGCCTAGGTGTACAAGACGCTGCTAGGCGCAAAATAGATCGTATGACCCACGACAGCGCTAACCAACTAATCCTCCACGTCTGTGACACCTGCCCAGGCGATAACGAAGAACAAAAGGAACTGCTCGAAAGGATACTCTTTAACACTTTGGAGTGCCCTGAGAGCGGCTTTAAGGAGAAAGGAGCACTGAGCAACAATGGACATTAACCTACTACACGGCGATTGCCTTGAACTGATGAAAGACATGCCAGACAAAAGCATTGATATGATTTTAACAGATATACCATACGGAGTTGTAAATAGAAGCGACAACGGATTGAGAAACCTAAATAAAGAAAAAGCAGATGTGTTTGATTTAGATATGAACAAAATGTTAGAAGAATTTTATAGGATATCAGGAGGACAAATTATTGTTTTTTGCGGGAAAGAACAATTTAGTGATATTTATGAATTTTTCGCCAATCAAAAAGGAACAACCAGACCGATAATTTGGCATAAGAGTAATCCAAGTCCCATGAATGGTCAATATGTATATCTTAGCGGTGTAGAGTTGGCAGTATGGTTCAAACCAAAAGGTAGAAAGGTATTTAATGCTCATTGTAAAAATACGGTATTCAAACATTCTAATGGATCAAGAAAAATCCACCCTACACAAAAGAATGTAAATCTATTTGAAGAATTGATAACAGACAATACTAATGAAAATGAAATAGTTTTTGACCCATTTATGGGTAGTGGAACGACTGGGGTGGCTTGTGTGAACACAAACCGAAACTTCATTGGGATAGAACTTGACGACAAATACTTTGAGATAGCAAAGGAACGGATAGAAAGACATATGCGACAGATAAGCATATTCGATTTAGCGAAGGAGAGCAAATGAAAATCTACATAGCCGGACCGATGACAGGGCTACCACTATACAATAGACCAGCATTTAACCGAAAAGCTTGCGAGCTGATAAGCAAAGGATATACACCAATTCATACAGCAGATATGCCGCTTGGCTTAGAGTATGAGGATTACATGGAAGAATCGTTTAAGCGGCTGAAAGAATGCGAAGCGGTGCTACTACTTGAAGATTGGGATTTATCTCCCGGTGCTATGCGAGAAGTCTATTTCGCACATCAGAATGGCATAAGAATAGCCCGAAGTCTAGAGGAATTGGAGAAGGTGAGTGTATGAACAAGTTACAGATAGGAAATTTTATTCTTAATATTTTTCCCGATTTTGAAGAAAGGCTACGAGATTGGATAACCAAAAGCGACTTAACGGAGCGTGAAAAATATGTACTTATTCAGAGAATTTTTAACGAGAAAACGTTAGAGAAAGTCGGAAAAGAAGCAGGCGTTACAAGAGAGCGTATAAGACAGATAGAAGCAAAAGGGTATAGAAAATTAAGACATCCGATGTACAGAAACACATTCAAGGATGATTTTAGAGAGCTTTCGGATAGTGATGTTTTCCACTCGTATAGACGAGCTTTTTATGACAGCCTTTTTGATGAAGAAGAAGCAAAAAAGGAAGCATATGCACCTTTCAAGGCGGTACTAGAGGAGCAGGAAGAACGTTATCAAGATAATGCGTTTATCGAAGAATTGGAGCTTAGTGTTAGAACATATAACGTCCTCAAACGCTCAAACATTAACACCTTAAAAGATTTGTCCAGATATTCTATAGCGGATTTATGGAGGTTAAGGAACATGGGGAAAAAAGGAATAGACGAAATCCTAGAAAAAACAAAAGACATTACACTTTTTAAGCTAAGAGAGGAGCAGGTAGATGATAATTAAAGAATATGGAAAATATATCGTTTATTGTGATGGATGCGATAAAACATTAATCGAGAGTGTAAGTTGGAGAGAAGCTGTAGAATCGGTTAAGCAGAATGATTGGAAATTTGAAAAAGTAGATGGTGAGTGGGAGCATTATTGCCCCGCTTGTCAATGGAGGAAGTAGTGTATGAATCTGGATAAATATAAAAAGGGATGGGCATATCACCGAGCAAAAAGGCGGATAAGCGAAGTGCGAACATACCCGAACAAATAACGATGTGGTGAAGTGGGCGAGATATATAGAAGATGATAGGAGATGTTTAGATGATTGAGTATTTTAATGAGGACTGCATGATTGGCATGGCACGATATCCAGACAAGCATTTTGACTTAGCGATAATTGACCCGCCGTACAGAAACCAATCAGAGAATCAACCAACAAAAGATATGCGCAGAAACGGGAAGATTGAAGTATTCGGTGATAAGCCAGATAAGACATATTTTGACGAATTATTTAGGGTTTCAAAAAATCAAATAATTTGGGGGGCGAATAATTTTACATTACCGAATTACAAAGGATTTGTTGTTTGGAAAAAGCTCACTATATCAGAAGCGTTTACAATGTCGATGGCTGAACTTGCATACATATCAGAAGGTCTAGGAACTGTTTCGAAAATATTTGAATGCGCACCGCAAGGAACGGCGAGTGACCCCAGAATCCACCCAACTCAAAAGCCTGTAGCTCTCTACAAGTGGCTACTCACGAACTACGCCAAAGAGGGCGACCTGATCCTAGACACGCATGTCGGATCTGCATCGTCGCTTATCGCTTGCCACGACCTAGGCTTTGACGCTGTGGGCTTTGAGCTT